TGTAGGAGACGATGAGACAGCCCTCCTCGACCCCTGTCCCAGGTTCGATGCTGACGATGCCCTTCCGCTGGAGCCTGAGGGCCGCCTCCATGCTTTCATGACGGAAGCAGAGGATCGTCGACTTCCCCAGCGGGGCGACGTTTCGGAGACGGCGGAAGATCGCGTCCTCCTCGTCGCGGCGGCGGTCCAGGGTTGGGCTGAGGGCGGGGTTCATCGGACACCCCGCGCGGCCGGTATGCTCAGATCAGCGGTGAAGACCCGGCATGGCGGGCGCGTCCCCGTCTCGCTCTTCGCGTTCGACGGCCTGCTGAATATCGAATGGGATCGTGACGCCCGGATGGTGGTGGTAGATCGCTTGACGCAGAGCCTCGGCGAACAGGCGAATGTCCACCCAACCCTTCTCGCCCATATGCTCGATCTGGGCGCAGTCGCCATCCGGATCGTGTTGCAATAGCAGCGCGCCAGCCGGGATTTCGTATTCCTGCTCGAGGCATTCGAGCCCGTAATCGGTGACCGCCCATTGGCGATTTTCGAAGTGGATCGGGCCTTCGATGGCCATGTGATTTCTCCCTGCGACGCGATCATGCCTCAGCCCTCCTCGGCGCAAAAGGGGCGCCCTCGGGGCTACCTCCGAAGCCGAACTTGGCGAGGATTTCGGGCGGAGCCTGACAGCCCGGTTGACCGGGGCGGGGGCCGTCGTCGGCGTCGTTCCAGTACCGGCTTCCCGAGACGAAGCGGCGAATCCGGAACTCCCATGGATCGACTTGCGGGAGCATCAGCACGCTCTGCGACGGCAGGAAGTCCTTCCACCGATCCTCGTTCAGAAGAACCGCGGCGCCCTTGGCGAACTTGCCCTCATCGCGTCGGCAGTCCGGCAAGGCGTAATAGGCGCGGAACGACGCCTCGATATCAGCGGCCTGGCCGCCGCGCTTCAGGGCTGCTGCGAGGGCTTTGGCCACGTCGGGTCGGGTGGCCTTGCGCTTGCCGCCGGTGACTGGCTGCAACGACCATAGGATTTCTACGAGGTCGGCAGTTTCGGCTTGGCGAGGTTTGGCCTCAGCTCCGGAGGATGCGTTAGCATCTAAATCTTCTTGGCTTATGGCTCTTGGCTTATGGGTCTTAAGGGGGGTGTTATCCGGGGTGTTATCCTCCTGGTTATCCGACGCGGAATTTGTCTCTATTTTTCCGAGGCTTGGGTTACCTCCCAACTTGCCGTTCTTTCGAGCGATAGCCGCCTTCTTGGCGTCGGCGACCATCCGCCTCGAATAGATGCGGCTTTGCCGATCGCGGGAGAACACGCCGTTTCGCTCTAATTCGCCCAGCAGGTCTCGCACCTCGGATTCCTGTCCACCGGTCATGCGAGCGATGGAGGTTTCATCGAGGCCGCGACCTGCTACCGCGACATAGCCGATCGGGTCATGCGCTGCCGCAATGCAGAGCATATCCATCCACAGCCCACGGGCTGCGTAGGAGCAGAGACGGAGCGCCGGCTCGGATTGCCAGTCGCTCCAAAAGAACTTGGTCCAGGTGATGCCGCTCATTGGCCTAATCCCTGATCTTGTCGAACTCGGCGAAGTAGACCTGGACGTCGGTCCCGATCGGGCCCTGCCGGGTCTTCGCGCAGATGACTTCGAGCCGTCGCTTCACGAGCTCGAGCTGCTCTTCCCACTTCCGGTGCTCGACGCTGCCCTCTGCGGGCTCGGAGCGTTCCAGGTAGTAGGCCTCGCGGTAGGGGAAGAAGACGGCGTTGCTGTCGGCCTCGATGGAGCCGGATTCCCGCAGGTCAGCGAGCGCGGGCCGCTTGTTTTCCCGGTGCTCCACCATCCGGTTCAGTTGCGAAAGAAGGACGACGCAGGTTTTGGCTTGGCGGGCGAGCTGGTGAAGGCCTGACGTGATTTCGCCGTATAGCGCCGCGTCGTTGCGGCCAGAGCCCATGCGGAGCGGCATCTTCTGAAGGTAGTCGACGAACACCCCGGCGATGGGGCGCTTGCGTCGGATCGCCCATGTCCTGCGCCTGATCTCGTCCAGTCCAAGCGCGGGCGTGTCGTCGATGATGAGGTTATCCGGGATCCCGTCTTGCAGTCGCGACAGCCGATGGAGGTCCATCGCGCCGACCTTGTTCTGCGACATCAGGAAGAACGGGATACCGGCGCCATCGTCGTCCGAAAGCTCGGAGAGGGCTCGGTCGATGAGTTCGTCTTTCGACATCTCCATCGAGAAGATGACGACTTCCTTGTCCGGGTTGAGCCTGGCGCAGCCAAAGGCCGCGGCGCGCATCAGGGCGCTCTTGCCCATGGACGGCCGGCCGCCGATGGTGACCAGCCATTCGGGCTGAAGACCGCCCATGCGGCGATCGAAGCAGCGCAGCCCCGTACGCGCCCCGCGAGGTGTTCCATTGGCCACGGCATCGGCCATGGCGTCGATGCGGGCCTGGGCGGCCTCTGAGGCCGACACGAAGGCCGCTTCTGGAGCGACCGCGCCGCGACTGAGGTCCGAGAAGGACGCTTCGGCTTCGCTCAGCAGGGCTGAAACGTCACCTTCACCCGCCATGGCCCGCCGGGAGATGGCCTGCGCCAATTCGACCGCCCGCCGTCTGGCGTGGGCGTCGATGATCAGGTGGACGTAATCCAGCGCGGCTTCTGTGGAAGGCGCCTTCTCCAGGAGTTCGGCGAGATAGACGATGCCGCCGAACTGTTTCAGGCCAGCGTCATTCTTGAGGTCGTCGGCGATGGTGATGGGATCGACGCGGCGGCCTTTGCGGGCTCGCGCCTCTATCGCTCCCCAGATGCGGGCGTGAACCGGCTCGTAGAAAGAATCCGGCGTCAGCCCGTCGACACGTTCGAACGCTGTGTCGTCGTATAGGACGACGCCGAGCACGAGCTGCTCAGCCTCGATATTGTTCGGCAGCGCGCGCGGATCAGGACCGTCGCCACGCTCCTGTAAGGTGAAGGCTGGGGCGTTCATGCGGCTGACCCGGCGAACAGAGGGAGTGGATCGACGGGCTCATCGGCCTTGCGGCTCATTTCCTGAATGGTCAGACGCCCTTCACCTGTGGCCCAAGCGATGCGGCGATGGATGTCGGCGACGTACTCGGCTTCCCGCTCGATCAGGATGCAGTCGAAGCCCTCGCGCATAGCGGCAAGGCCTGTGGTTCCGGTTCCCGCGAACGGGTCTAGGACCGTGCCGCCCGGAGGGGTCACGAGGCGGCAGAGGTAAGCCATCAGGTCGACCGGCTTCACGGTCGGATGCTTGGAGCCCAGACGGTCCTCGGCGTCTGCCTTGGCGCTGTAGAAGAAACGGGCGGCGGAGCCGGAGTCGCCTCGGCGTTGCCCGGGAAGGGGCGCGAAGTCCGTCGAACCCCTGTCAGTGTACCGACGGCCGGCTGACGCCTCGCCTTCGCGGTTCATCTTGCCATAAACGCCGGAAGTCTTAGGGCTGCGCGCGGTCGTGCTGATGTCGGCCTGCGGCCCCGGCGCCTCAGGAAACGCCTCCACCACCTCATCCGATCTGTCGTGGATTACGTTGGCGGGCCAGCGGCCCTGGTCGGTGATGCGGCCGGTTCCTGGCGCGACTGTACCGGTCCGGTATTGCTCTCGGCTGCGATCGCCGGCTGTGCGCTCGAAGGTGCGGTTACCGACGCCTTCGACGCGGCATTCTTCAATGTTCAGCGCTCCCGTGCCGTGCTCCAACACGTTCGCAGCGACGGTTCCGTCCAGCGGCTTGCGGGCAAGGACGATGGGCTCGAGCGCTGGCTTTAGCGCCGTGCCCCATCCCTCCCACGCGGCCGCTTCTGGCGAGCCCGCCGCCGTGACCGTAGGCACGAACTCGCGGCCGTTGTTCTTCTCCCAACCGCCCTTGTTCTGGTCGGCTCCGGGGATCATGCGCTTCACGGGCGAGGCTTTCGCCACGACGCGGCGCTCGGCTCCAAGAGCTTTGTCGATGCCTTTGCTGACATCGTGCGATTTCGGAAATCCGCTACCGTAAATCCAGGCGATCTGGTCCCTGATCTCGAAACCGGCGTCCTCGATGGCGCAGGCGAGGCGGTGATAGGTGCGCGTACCGCCAAAGGCGACGACATAGCCGCCCGGCTTCAGAACGCGGAGAACCTCCGCCCAGAACGCCGGATCAAAGGCCGTCTCGCCGGTGTCCCACTTCTTTCCCATGAAGCCAGCCGATGCGCGGGCATAGGCACCGGTCTTCCCAGCCTTGGCGGGCGAGGCATCCGCCTTGCCGAAGCGCTTGGAGATGCTGACGAGCGCGTAGGGCGGGTCAGTCACGACCGAGTGGACGCTGGCGTCAGGAATGCCCTTCAGGATCTCGCGGCTGTCGCCGTGGTGGACGGTGATTGTCACAGCACCCACCCCTCCCGATCCGCGCCCTTCTCCCGCGCAACCACCTGGACCGCTTTCGCAGTCTCAGCGGTGATGGCCCGCATGCCGCCGTCGTCGTAGATGGCTCGGAGACAGCGGATCAGAAGCTTTTCGGCCACCACACGCCTGCCTGATTTGATTGGGGTCCGAGCGTTCATCGCCGTCCCCTCACGCTGTTCTCGTGGTGGCGGCGGGACAGCTTGGCGTGTTCGGCCGCTGCGGCGTCGTGTCCGAGCATGGCCGCCAGACGTTCCCCCGCGATCCGCATGACAGCAGACAGGAAGGCAGGCTTGGACCGGACCTTCTCGATGGCCTCGTCAACGGTCTCGGTGGCTGTTTCTTCGATGAAGCTCATGGGGGGGGGATCAGCGCTTTGGAGCCCGGCGCGCTGGCGAAGAATCGCGAGAGCGTCTTGACCGACTGCCCTCAAATCCTCCGAGGACAGGCGCGCCAGCTCGGCGCGTGATGGGCGCTCGACGATGCGGATCGAGCGGGAGCGGCGGCGCATCCAGTCGATCACCCCCCGCTCTTTGAGGAGCACGAGCGTATCGTGGACGTTGCGCGGGCTTGCGACGCCCGTGTGCTCCATGATTTCGCGCACGGTCGGCGAAACACCGTCCTTCGTGAGGTCCCGGATCGCCTGCAGGCACTGCGCCATGCGGGGGGTGAGGCCGGAGGTCATGCGTGAGCCCTCGCGGATTCACGCACCTTCGAGGGCACGTACATCGCCGCCGTGTGGCAGGCGCAATATTCGGTCCCGATGACAGCGACGGAACCGCAGTAGCGCTGCGGACGATCATCGCCGATCGGGTAATGGCACTCGTTGCGCCGCAGGTTCAGCAGGGTCTTGGGGCCTGGGGCGTCATCGCCGTCCGACTCCGGCCACGGCTCTTCATCATCCAGCGCGAAGGCGGCCTCAGCGCCGGCGGCCGGAGGCTCGGCCTCGGTGGATGGCGGCTCCGGAGCGGGAGACGGCTCAGCGAGCCCTTGTGGGGCCTCAGCGGCCACTGCGGGCGGGGGTGATAGCAAGACGTAGGTGTTGGGCTTCCGGTCGACGCCCTTGACCACTGTCAGAAGCCCCCGCGCCTCCAAGGCATAGACCAAGAAGCTGATCGAGCCCTCTGGGACAGAAGCGGCCTTGCTCAATCTCGAGAACGGGACGCTGATCCGGTCAGCACCGTCGGCAAGATCGAAGAGGGCGCCCATGACCCGCTGCATGGAGGCGGTCTGGAAAGCCGAGTATCCGTCAACTTGCGGCGGCGGAGCGGCGGCCGGCTGCGCCTCTGGCTGGATTTCGACGGGCTCTGGCACGACGGCGGGCGCGGGTTCGACCGGCGCTTGCGCGATGACGGGATCAGCGGGCGGCTCAGCAGACAGATTCGGCAGTTTGCCGGCCTCGATGAACTTCGTGGTCATCGCATCCCAGCGCGCGTTGATGCGGTCGCTTTGGATGTAGAGCGCCCCGGAGAGCAGATGCTCCAAAGCGGCGACGCCCTCCTCGGCCTCAGCCAGCATCAGGTCACAGGTGCGGACTTGCTCCAGAAGGTCTTCCAAGAGACCCCGTTGGTCATCCCGCTCGCGCTTGAGGCGGACCAGGGCCTTCTGAAGAATTTCCTCGGCGCAGTCGTAATCGTCATCCGGCAGGCTCATGCGAAATGCCTCCGCAGCGACCGGGCTAGTTCCTTAGACCGCTTGGCCGGGGTCTCGCTTGTCGGTTGGTAGGCGAACCGGGTGTGACCTTCGCAGTACGGCTTTCCGTCCTTCACGGGTTGGCCGCAGAAACGGTGATCCCCGCCTCCCTCGTGCGTTCCCCATTTGCAGGTGTCGGACCTGAGTTCGATGCAGGTCAGCCTGCGGCTGGATTGGTTCAGGAGCGCTAGTTCGGCCTTGCGCGTTTGAGAGATGATCGGCTCGGGTGGTTGCGCCCGATCGCGCTCTCTGTTCAGCCGCATCCCGGCGCCGAAGATACAGGGCTCCTGGTTGGGCTTGGACTGGCGGTGCTTGGCGCCTAGAGGGTTGAGCGGAGGCTTGGTCTTCAACTCCGGCGCACGTATCAGGCGGGAACTCCCGGGCTTAGATGCGCGCCGACGCGCCAAGGCGGCTTCTCGGGTCTGTGATAGGCCCATCCTCTGGCGTTTGGCGATCACCATGTTGCGGGTGCATTCGGGGCCAAGGAGCTTGGCGATCTGAGCAGCGGAGAGCCCATCGGCGGCGTGCTTGCGAAGGGCCTCTACACGCGCGTCGGTCCAGAAGCTGCTCATGGCCGAACCTCTGGGAACTTGGCTCCATAGGCAGCGGCGATGCGCCGCCGATCGTCCTCGCTGACCGCAGCCAAACGGTCCGCCGCCGTAGGCTTCACGACGGTTGGAGTGAAGACCTGGCGCTGCGGCCGTGGAGCCGCCACGACCGGCCTTTCAGACTTCGTTGAGCGCGGGCCAGTCGCGCGCTTCATCCCGTGGCGCAGGAAGCCCACGGTCTTGTCGCGAGCGCTGGCGGCCCAGCAAAGGCCGCATGTCGCGCAGGCGGTCGTCTGCTCGGTCTGGGCCGGGCACATGATGACGTCAGGCCGCCTGGGATCAGCATCGACCACGATGGAATGCTGCGGTCCCGGCTCGGGGCGGGAGAAGCGGATGGCGAACTGCTCCCAGTTCGTCTCCGTCAGCTCACGAATGGCCCGCGCGGTCTCGCGGCTCTCGGCGTCATCGCCATCCTCGCGCCGGGCCGTGTAGCCGAAGACATGGAGCTGCGGCAGCGTGTCGATGAGCCGGGCCCAGAGCGCGACATAGGCCGGTGAGAAGAAGTCGCCCAGCGCATGGAGACGGACCAGAAGCCCGTCCTGATGGGCGCGCGCGAGGGTGACGACTTCGGCCTGGAAGATCGGAAGAAAGTCCTCGTCGACGGCATGCCGACGCGCATAGGGCATGGCGTTGCCGTAGCAGTCCGCCCACACCGGGCATGATCTCGGGCAAGTCGCGCGCTCTTCCAGCGTGACGTGGAAGATCGGCCAGCCCGCTCGGGGCCCCTTCAGCACGGTCTTGCCGAGCTTGGGGTTGTTGTGGCCGGAGACGAGAAAGCGCGGGCTGTCCCAGGTCCCGAGAACGGAGCCGGGGAAGATCGTCCGGGCCTCATGGAGCGCGGGATGATCGGGGCGGAGGCCCATGGAGCGCTCGGGCTCGATAGCCGCGCTCTCGAACCGGCGTAGGGAGTGGCCACGGTTATGGAGTTTCGGGCGGGCAGCGGCGGCCGTCATGCGCGCTCTCCCGCAAACAGCGGCGCGCTCGCGCTCAGCTTCGGCGCCCAGGTCTCGGCGATCTCGGAGTGGCGGACCTTGAGGTATCGGAGCCAGACGCCCAGAGCGTCGGCCTCATCAGAGGCGTCTTCACCATTGGAGCGCATGACAAAGGGGTCGAAACCCAGCGCGCGGGCCGCCGCGATCATCTCAGGCTTCTTGGCGTTGCCCTTGCCGGTCAGGGCCTGTTTCACTTCCGCCGGCTGGACCTCGACGCATTCGAGACCTTCGCGCGTGGCGACCATCTCCAGAACGCCAGCAAGACCCTGCAACTTGCGCGTGGTCAGCAAGGCGACGCCGCCCTCGACCTTCTTCGTGATCCTGTTGAACTTGGCTCTTGGAAGAACCGGGGCCTCGAAGACGATGACGGAGGGGGAGACCGTTTCCAGCCTCCCCCTCAGCCAGTCCTCGAAGGCGCACAGGAAGGCGCCGACGTCCTCGCCGGTGCTGGGCAGCCGGTGATGACCAAGGCTCGGCCGAGCGTCGGGTTCACCCCAGCACTCCCCGATGTTGGTCGCGAGGTCGAGCGCCAAGATCATCAAGCGGCTTCCTGATGCTCTTCGGCGGAATCATCCTCAGCGGCATCAGCAATGGGCTGAATCGCCTTCTGGCGTTCGGCGAACGCGCGGCGGGTCATCTCCGCCCCTTCTTCCCAGCCCTCGCCGTAGCTCTTGATGCAGTCCGGCGGACACCCATCGGGGGCTTGGTCGGGCCAGCCCTTGCCGGCGATCCCGTCCTTGACCCCGATGTTCTTCCACTTCAGCTGCTCCTTCACAGCGTCCGGGGTGGCCTCGGTGCCGAAGAATTCGAGCTGCGTGCCGATGGGGAAGCGTAGCGCCTCGGCGTACCAGTCGTGTTCGGCCGCGTCGGCTTTGATCTCCTCGGGCGTCCATTCCAGCTTGCGGACCTTGTCGTCGAGTATCCCGAGCGTGATGCCCTTCGCCTTCAGACCCTTGCGGAAGGTGCTGATCTTGTCGTTCAGCTCCTTGCGCTTCCGGTTCCATTCGAGCTGTTCGTGCACCGCCATGCGGATGTCGTCATGCGACGGACCGTTGCGGCCTCCCTCGGGCGTGATG